TAGGAAAACTAGGTTTTAAGGAAGAAGCGGCTGGTAAACTAAGAGTATTCGCTATGTGCGATCCTTATACACAATGGTTATTTAAACCATTATGGGATGCACTAGTCGATTTACTTCAAAGAATACCGCAGGACGGTACTAAAGACCAGATGGCACCGATTCATAGTTTGTTAAAGAGAAGACCGAAGGGTCCTTTCTTCAGCTATGATCTCTCTGCTGCTACCGATAGACTTCCAGTGATAATTCAAGCTCAATTGCTTGGTTATTTTATTGGAGCTCACGCTGCCAACATTTGGAAGATCTTATTGATCGGAAGACCTTACTTTGTTCCTATTAATAGTTACAAAGGAGTACCTAGTGGTGAATTAGTTCACTACGAGGCAGGTCAACCGATGGGAGCATTGACGAGTTGGGGAATGCTTGCATTCACCCATCATCTAATGGTTCAATGGTCTGCATATAGAGTAGATCCAACTAATTACCATTGGTTCTCCGACTACGCCGTTTTAGGTGATGACATAGTTATCGCCGACAAGGCAGTCGCCGAATCATATGTGGAAACATGTAATCTCTTAGGTGTTGAAATAGGATTGGCCAAAAGCCTCCTATCACCAAAAGGGAAATCACTAGAATTTGCAAAAAGAACGTTTGTTAATTCAACAGACGTTTCACCAGTTCCTTTCAAGGAATACTGGGTTGCAGTTCAAATGATTAATGCAGGATTAGAATTCGCATCTAAGTATAATCTTAGTGCGGCTCAATTCCTTAAAATACATGGGTCTGGATGGAGAGTTTTATCTCAACATCTTAAACCATTCACTAAAATGGGAAAGGTATGGAGAAACTTACTATTAGCGTACATTTCACCGAAAGGTGTTGTACCTCGACCCTTATTAGACTACTTCTTATCTAAATCGGTAAGTAAAGTAGCTAATGTAAGAGATGATATCAAGTTGAGTATTTTATACTCTTATCTAAAAGACCTCATTTCTGATTTACAGAAACAGGTAGATGAAAATCTACCTATATGGGATCAAGTTAGAAAACTTGTAACCGTAACTAAATATTACGGAAAGTATTCATCTCCTACGGCACCTCCCATCGTATTATACGATGATATCATCTATGATGATAATAAAC